AATGTAGGTACATCAAAAACATTTTCTGCGATTGTTGGAACATCTAAGGGTTATCCACATATTTACAAATCAGCGATTCATTATTTTGAGAGGGCAAAGGATAACGCTGTAGAAATTGTAGATGGAAATGGTGGATATGATAAAGTTACTCCTACAGCAGCAACTTACAACCCAACTTCAGGATTTATAACATTAACAGTTAACAGTCATGGATTTAACGTTGGTGATAAAATAAGAATTGATGATGGTGGTATCACGTTCACTTGCTCTCAGGATGGAAATGCGACTAATCATCCATATCCAAGACCAACTGATTATGCTAGTGATAAAATTTTAGAGATATCATCAAAAACAACTAATACATTCACAATGTTTGTTGGAACATCATCAAATACAACAACTCATACATTTGTATCTGCTGTAGCAAATAGCGTGAAGAAAATTAATACACAATTAGATGTGTCAAATGCAGTTTACAATGGTGGACCAGGAACTCAGACAATTCATGGAATTTCACTTCCACAGGGTGAGGTAAGATTAACTTTTACAACTCCTCATGGATTAACAGGAACAAATAATAAGATAAGAATAGTTTTAAATTCTATCGTATTCACTTGCACAATGGATGATCGTTTATCTGAGCATCCCTATCCTAGAAAGAGTGATCAGGCAAAGTATGGAAAAGAATTAAATGCATCGATACAAGCAAGTAATTCAGTTGTGGTAAATGTTGGTGCAAGTTCTTCTGGTGGATTTTTTGCTCCTCTTCAGATGGAACTTGTAGCTAGTATTTTGGAGAATAGTACTGCATAATGCCAAAGTATTTAAGTGGTAGAACTAAAAGAAGATCTCAAGATAAATTATCTGAAGACAGATATAGGTATCTTGGGTTAGATCAAGCTGAACCTAATTTAGCAGATCCTGACACGAGTCCTCCAGTTCCTGCAGGAACGCAATTTCAACTTGTTGCGGTACCTGGTCATCCTGGCAAAAGATATTGGGTACCAATCGGAGGTGGATTGATACCTGGTACAATAAGTGTTTTTGATGAGGGAACTATTGTTGGTTCTGCAAATAGTATAACACAGTTAAATTTTGTAGGTGCTGCTGTTACTGCAAATGTGAGTGTTCAAAGTCCATCTGGACATCCTGGCATTGCTGCAACAATTTCAATAAATCCCGTATCAATTTCAGATGATCCTCCAACAGGAGCAAGAAATGGTGAATTATGGTGGGAAAGTGATACAGGAGATTTGTTTGTTTATTATCAAGATGGAAATAGTGCTCAATGGGTTATAGCAAATGCAGGAGCATCTGGAGGTATAAAAGGAGATAAAGGTGCGGATGGAACTCCAGGTTTGACAGGACCACAAGGAGATAAAGGTGAACAAGCTACAATTAATAATAACGCAGATAATCGAGTTATCACAGGTTCAGATACCACACATGTATTAAATGCGGAATCAAACTTAACCTTTGATGGTACTACATTAGCTGTAACTGGATCCCAGACAATTAGTAACACATTGACGGTTACGAATAATGCAAATTTAAATTCAGATGTTTATATTGGTGGTGAATTAAATTTAACTGTTGGTTCTGATTCTGCCAGATATATTGACGCACGATTAGGTTCTAACACTTTGACCATAAGAGGTACTTCTGGTGGTGATGCTAGTCATCAAGACATGGCACTATTTACCAGAGGTGGTTCAGTATCATTAAACTATAGTGGTTCTAAAAAATTTGAAACTACTAGTGATGGTGTAAAAATTACTGGTGGACTGCAAGATAAGGATGGACAAACAGGAAGTTCAGGACAAGTGCTTGCCTCAACAGGTACAGAAATAGATTGGGTCACTGCTCCATATACAACAATTAATAATAATGCAGATAATAGACTAATTACAGGTTCAGACACTGCAAATGAATTAAATGGAGAATCAAATTTAACCTTTGATGGTAGCTTATTAACAGTCACGGGTAACGCAGTTGTTAGCAGTCTTAAGGTATCTGATCTTACAGACAACCGTGTTGTGATCGCTGGTGCTTCTGGAGAGATAGAGGATAGTGCTAATTTAACATTTGATGGTTCTAAATTACGTTTACCAGATAGTGTAGAAATTCAATTAGGAAGTCAGTCTCCAAACGGTGATTTAAGAATATTACATGATGGCGAGAGTAAGATATGGGATAATGGTACTGGAGGTTTAGTGCTACAAAGTGACAGTAGTGCAATTGAGATGAGAGCGATTGATCAATCTGGTTCAGATGAGGTAATGATCAAGGCAACTCCTGGTGGAACGGTTGATCTATATGAAGATGGCACTTTAAGATTTAAAACAACTACTGATGGTGTTAGAATTTATGGTGGTTTGCAAGATAAAGATGGAGATATAGGCAACTCAGGACAAATTTTGGCATCCACAGGCACAGAATTGAACTGGATTAACCAAGGCGAGATAGACTTAGACGATGAGCAAGTACAAGATATTGTTGGTGCGATGGTAGATGGTGGCACTGAAACAAATATATCAGTTACTTATAGTGATAATGGTGCTGGTGCTGGAAAATTAAATTTTGTTGCTAGAAGTTTTAGTTTATCTGCTGCTGATGGCGATGCTACTGATGAAGAAAAAATATTATTAACAGGAACCAATCCTAATTCAACAGATGATGTAGTGCTTGAGGCAGGAACAGGATTAAGTATTGGAAGAAGTAATAATAAGATTACTTTTACAAATACTGATCCAGGATCTGGAAGTAATAATACATTTATCGGATTGACCGATACACCCTCTTCTTACTCATCTAATAAAATTCTTAAAGTCAATGGTGCTGGAAATGCAGTAATATTTGTTGATGAAACAGATACAAAATATGATTTAGAGGTTATCAATCACGGATCATCAACAGGTGCTGGTAGTGGAAATGATGTAAAGATAAGATTAAAAGGTGCTACACTCTCTGGTAATAATAATGATGATGTAAGATTGATAGCTGGTTCCAATGTTACATTAGCACATAGCACCACTAATGATACCATAACAATAAGCACGAGTGGAGAATTAGATGTTACACAATTAAATTTAAGTCGAATAAGATTTGGTCCTGGCAACGCTGTCAATGATGACGCAAATATTGAATGGTTGGGTAGTAATAATAATGGATATTTACGTATCTCAACGTCTGATGATGGTGGTGCAGAATATATTGAAATAGGTGACTATGATAACGTGGATTTGGGTGGTACGTTTACACAGTGGATGAAATTAAACCGAACAGAACTTTACATGGCAAGAGATGTTCGTTTTAATGCAGGTATTGAGGATAGAAATGGTTCAGATGGAGATGCTGGTCAAGTATTGTCATCAACAGGTAATCAGGTAGAATGGGTAGCAGCAGATTCTGGACCGCCAGGTCCACCAGGACCACCAGGTAATGATGGTACACCTGGTACACCTGGTGAAGATGGTGAAGATGGTCCACCAGGTAATCAAGGAAACCAAGGAAACCAAGGTAATCAGGGTAATCAGGGTAATCAAGGTGAAGATGGTCCACCTGGTCCTCCAGGACCACCAGGAAACCAAGGTAATCAAGGACCACCTGGTAATCAAGGTAATCAAGGACCACCAGGACCAGGTGCTACAGATGTACCAAGTGGATCAAAGATGTTATTTTACAATGCAAGTTGTCCTTCAGGATGGTCTAACGATAACAACCAAAATAATCACGCACTTAGAACTGCTAGCACTGGTGGTAGTAAAGGTGGTGCCACTAATTTTTCTAGTGTCTTTGGTAGTAGTAAAAGCACTAGTAATCATACACTAACAACAGCACAAATACCAGCTCACTTCCACTATTCATTTAGATCAGGTAATGCTGGTCAATTAAGAAATGGATCTAATCTAAGTGCTAATAATTATCCTGCTAGTGGTACTGGTGCAGGTAATCTTTATGAATCTTATAATATTACTGCTTCTGGTTCCCAACCAAACGTTGGTAGAACACAAGAAATCGGTAGTAGTAGTGGTCACAGTCATAATTTAAGTATGAATATTAAATATATAAATGTTAAAATGTGTACAAAGAATTAAATAGTTTACAAATCATAAAAATATGTTATAATAGGAGTAAAAGATAATATGAAACTCGAACAGGGAAACTTTTGCCCACTTGTAGGTGAGGATTGTCTTGGATTAAAATGTGCGTGGTTTACTCAACTTAGAGGAATGCATCCTCAAACTGGTGAGGACATCGATGAGTGGGGATGTGCAGTATCATGGATGCCTATCTTACTGATAGAAAATTCTCAAAAACAAAGAGAGACAAATGATACTATTCAAAATTTTAGAAATGAAACTTTAAACAGAATATCACAAACAATTAGTATGAAAACAATTAAAGAACCGATTGATAGATTAGAAGGAAAGATTGATTTAAATTAATTATGTTTCAAGAAGTAATTAATCCTCCAGAAGTTTTCTTAAATGAAGACTTTATCGGAGTATGGGACAATGTAACATTAGATGATTTTAATAATCATGTTATCAACATATTAGATGAATCAACTCAAGTTGTACCTAGAAGTAATACAAGTGTTAAAGATGCACAATTAGACATAGCAGCATTTAACCCATTGATATCAAATCATATAATGGGTGCTGTCAGAACTTGTTTGATGCAATATTTTGAATGGCATCCTTTTTTAAAAAATTTTAATTATCATAGCACTACTTGTTTGTTGCAAAAAACAAACCCAACAGAAGGATACCATGATTGGCATTCAGAATCTAATAATATCGCTTGTGCAAATCGAACTTTAGTCTGGTCAGTATATTTTAATGATTTGGAAAATAGTGGAGAGACAGAATTCCTTTATCAAAAACGAAAAATAAATCCTAAAGCAGGTAGAGTTTTAATTTTTCCTGGTTCCTTTACTCATTTACATCGAGGTAATCCACCATATGAATCAAAATACATTGCAACTGGTTGGTTGGCTAGTAATGATAATACAAATATCATACTATAATATAAATATTTGAAAACTTGATATAAATGGATACTGATTATTCGTCAATAAAAGAAAATTTTGGAACCGATTATATTGGTGCTCTTCGACATATGAGAAATATTTTGCTAAGAGAAAGTGATTGGACACAATTTACTGACTCTCCTTTATCTGAATCAAAGAAGAATGAGTGGAAAACATATCGTCAAAGTTTAAGAGATTTACCTGCAACTGAATCTGATCCTGAAAATCCAACTTGGCCTACAATGCCATCATAAGGTCTTATATTTTATTATGAATGATTTGATCCAAATTATTAAAGTTATTGATGATAATGAAGTTTATGAACTTAATCAATACGCAGATGAATTGCAATTTCAACCATCACTAGTAATCGATAAAGGAAAGGGCACAAGACTTGATAAATCTATGAGAACGAGTTGGGGTGTTTCTCTTAATGAGAATGATAAAATAGTGAAAAAGTTACATGATAAATTAAATAAAGCTTTAGATGAATATAAAAAAAGATTATTAGAAATACATTACATATACGGATATAATCCAGTGCCTGGTGGGGTAAATGTTCGCTCTTGGAGAGAACCTATACAGATACTTGAATATTCAGGTGGTCAAGAATATAAAATGCATCAAGATGTTGCCTTTTATAAAAATCATTCAGCTTATGGTAGAGTGATATCAATCATTCTATATTTAACAAATGATTTTGAGGGTGGTAGGACAATCTTTACTAATCAATCCTATAAACCTCCTGTTGGTAGTGCGATTATTTTTCCATCAAATTGGTGTTTTCCACATCGAGGTGAAGCTGTTACTAAAGGGAAAAAGAGAGTAGCTGTTACTTGGTATTTCTCACAACCTGATAAATAAATTTATGGCAGTTAATTTTCCAAATAATCCCAATATCGGAGATGTACACGTCGTAGGTTTTATTTCCTGGCGATGGAATGGATATGCGTGGAAGAAAGTCCCAGAACCTTCAGAAAAAATTCAAGCTCAAGATTCAAAGGTTGAGGTAATTGATACTGGTACAAATGGATTTGTTCAAATAGATACAAATGGAAGTGAGAGAATCCGAATCGGTCCTGTTGGTCAGATTGGATTACCAGGAACAAATTATGGAAACCAAGGTCAAGTTTTAACTAGTCAAGGATCTTCTGCAGCACCAACATGGCAAAATCAAACAGGTGGTGGTGGAGGAGGAGGATCCTCTGATAAAATTTTTGAGGGTGATACTGAAGTTGAAACTATTGATACTGGAACTGATGGAAGAATAGTTGCAAGAACTAATAATGTTGAGAGACTTCGCATCACAGGTATTGGTTCGGTTGGTATCGGAACCGATGATCCAGGATTTAAAGTTGATGTAGATTACAGTGGTGGAGAGGATGGAATAAGAATATTAAATCGTAATATTGATACTGGTGCAACTAGTATGTTACGATTTGGAAATGATGAAAATTTTAATAGTGCATTTTTGCAGTTGAATAGTTCTGGATATCAGTCAGTTGGCGGACCGAATAATATTGTTTTGGGACACGGATTAAATCGTAGTATAGTTTTTTCAACTAACGGAATAGAAAGAGTCCGCATCAAGGGTAATGGTAAAGTTGGTATTGGAAGCACTAATCCACTTAAAAAAGTTGATATTCAAGGGGATGTAAATGTTGTAGGTATAACATCATTCTTTGATGATGTATTTTTCCCTGAAAAAGTGCAAGGTGCTTCAGGATTTGAGAGATTGAGTGGAGTTTTTTATGATGCATCAGATGCATCACTGAAATTTAATGGCACAGCAGACATTCAATTCGGTGCCGATGATCCATTCGGTAGATATCTAACAATATTTTCAACAACTAGTGCAGCACCAGCTCCCACTGCAGGAAATGGTGTGGTGATTAGAGCAAAAGATACTGGTTTAAATATTCAATGTGGTGTTGGTAGTGAAATAATAATTGGTGGTACTTCTGCCGATACATTTGGTATTCTAAAAATAGATCCAGAAGCAGGAATCACTACTGTTCGCAATAGTTTACATGTGGGTAATGTTTCAACTATCACAATGGATGGATTAAGTGGAATTGTTACTGCTTCAAAGTTTGTTGGATCTGTTCAAGCAACTGGTTCTGATTTTACAGGTAACGTTTCCATAAGTGGTAATCTTTCTGTGGGTGGAGTTCTTACTTACGAAGATGTTACGAATGTAGACGCTATAGGTATCATAACAGCGAGAAATGGTGTTCAGGTAACAGGTGGCGATTTTTCTATAAAAGATTATATTAAACATATTGGTGATTTAAATACTCGTTTTGGTTTTCCTGAGAATGATACGTTTACTATTGATACAAATGGAACAGAGAGATTTCGCATTGATAATGTTGGATTAGCAACGTTCACAAATGATGTTGTAATTAGTAATGATTTATTTTTACAAACAACCAACAATGCGATTTGTAAAATAAATGGTGATGGTAATTTAAATCTTCATGCAGATGGTGTTATAAGATTTTATGAAAGTGATAATACTAATTTAATGTTTACTTTTGATGTAAACACAATTAATGGTGATGCTCGACTTATCATGGAGAATGATACTGATACTTTCTTCAATCATCCAGCAGGTAATCAGTTGGGTTTCACCGCTGGTGGAACTGAGACAATAAGAATTCAAGCAGGTAAATTAGGTATCAATGCAACATCACCAAATTCTGCACTGGATGTAAGA